ATGACTAAAGCAGAACGCGACGATGCTAAAAACCTCGCCAAAATACTTTATATGCAAGGCCTCCCAAACAAAGAGATTGCCGAAAAAATTAAGGTAAGCGAAACAAGCATCTCTAAATGGGTAAAAAGTAGCGGCTGGGACAATCTACGCGCTGCACAAAATGTAACCCGCACCGAACTTGTCAACAAAATACTTAGAACAATCAACGATGTTCTTGATCGTGCCGCTCAACACCCCGACGAAAACAATATCTCGTCGCTAACCGACCAACTGTGCAAACTTGCTGCGGCTATCGAAAAGATAGAAAAGAAATCTTCTATTGTTGATGTTATAGAGGTGTTTATGGCATTTGGTAAATGGTTACAATATCGCGCACAGGTAGACGATACGGTAACGCCCGAACTTATAAAACGCATTACCAAACTCCAAGACCTCTTTATTTCCGAGCAAATGATTAACACCAACGCATAGAACTCTCTTAACCATGACACCGACCGAAAAGAAAAAGGCACTTGAACAATGGCAGCAACACAAGAGCGACATAGCCCTTGCCACTGCCACCGACGGCGTTAAAAAGGAAACACCAACTCAAAAAAACAGCCGTATCGCACGCCTGCGCCGCGATTACAACGCTTTTGTCGAGTATTATTTTCCTCACTATGTTGTAAACCCGCAGACTGGCAAGACGGTCAAATGCGCTCCTTTTCATATCAAGGCGGCTAAAAAAATACTCAACAACCAAAACCTCAAGGCGGCTTTCGTATGGGCGCGCGGACATGCTAAAAGTACCCACATGGATATTTTTATTCCGCTATGGTTGCTAAGTCAAGAGCGTCCCGCGCTTCATACTATGGTCTTGGTGTCTAAGAGCGAGGATATGGCTCGCACACTCCTTTCCGACATTCAAGCCGAGTTGGAGAGCAACCAAAGGTTTATCGACGATTTTGGACTGCAACGCTCCGATGGAGACTGGCAAGATGGAGAGTTCGTCACCAAACAGGGTGCGGCGTTCTTTGCCCGCGGTCGCGGTCAGAGTCCCCGTGGCTTGCGTTACAAGAGCAATCGTCCCGACTACATCGTTATCGACGACATCGACGACGACGAACTGTGCCGCAACGAAAAACGTGTGTCTGATACTATCAAATGGGTAAAGGAAGCCCTTTTCGGAGCGTTAGACGGTGGTAGAGGTCGTTTTATTATCGTAGGCAACCTTATTGCTAAAAACTCGGTATTGCAAGGCATCAAAGACACGCCTGGCGTGGAGACTGTACAAGTGAACGCCTACGACAAGGACGGCAAGCCATCATGGGCAGATAAGTACACACCCCAAGAGATTGCAGAGGCTCGTAAGTTCATGGGCGAGCGTTCCTTCCAAAAAGAGATGATGAACAACCCTATTATCGACGGCTCGGTGTTTAAACTCTCCGATATTCACTACGGCAAAATGTTGCCTCTTAACAAATACCGTCAGTTGGTTTGCTACACTGATCCAAGTTTCAAGAGTTCTGCTACAGCCGACTACAAGGCTACTGCGTTAGTGGGCGTTACTTCCGACGGTTATTTCCATATTATAAAGATGTACGCCGCTCAAACCACCGTAGCCGAAATGGTGGCTTGGCACTACAACATCGATAAGTTTGTTGGTGGTGTGCCTGTTCTTTACTACATAGAGGCTAACTTTATGCAAGACCTCATGCTTGACGAGTTTACCAAGGCGGGCGAGCAGTGCGGCAAGCAGATTCCCATTACAGGCGACAAACGGCAAAAAGGCGACAAGTTTGCACGCATAGAGGCCATGCAACCACTTTTTGAGCGTGGTTTGGTTATCCTGAACGAAAAAGAAAAAGACTTTTCGGGAATGAAAGTTTTAGAGGAGCAGCTCCTTATGTTCGCCCATGGCAGCCGCGCACACGACGATGCACCCGATGCCGTAGAATCTGCCATTTGGCAACTCAACAGGTATTCAAGGCAAGAGAAGTTCCCTGTCATCATGCACTCCCGCAAAGAACAACATAAAAACTGGTATTAATCAAATTGAAAATTGAAAATTAAAAAATTGAAAATTAAAAATTGAAAATGATGTTTATAACCGACAACGATTTTGAGGTACAGGTGCGACAGGAGATTCTCTCTCTCTTAGACGGCACGGACGACAAGGCGGCAATAGAATTAGCGGCACGTATGGCAACCGACCAGATACGCCAATACATCGGCGGTCGTTACGATTGCGACACTATCTTTGCCGCTGAGGGCGAAAACAGGGATCATTTTATTGTAATGATTACAATAGACATTCTCCTGTACCACCTTTGGGCGAAACGCGCACCGCGCAAGATTCCCGAATACCGCGCCACCCGATACCAAGACGCGCTCGACTGGCTCAAAGCCGTGGGCAGCGGCGAAATGGATAGCGCATTGCCGCAACTACCACCAGACGAGTACGCCGGCAACGTATGGATAAAGTCAAAGTACAAACCCAACGAGAATAAATATTAATCAATTAACAATTAACAATGGACAATTCATAATTCATAATTTCTCATTTCTAATTTCTAATTAAAAAAGTTATGAACAGCATATTTTCAACCATAGTCAACTCGTTTAAAGACCAGACCCGCGCCGAAATTGTTAAATGGCGCAATGCTTTGGCTTTGGCGCAAAACCCTATTAATCCCCGTATCTGTCAGTTGCAAGACCTTTACGACAATCTTGAAGCCGACGGACATTATATAGCGCAGCGCAATCTTCGCAAAGCCGCCACCAATAGTTATGCTTTTTCTATCGTTGAGCGCAAAACAGGCAAAATCAACGAGGAGAAAACCGCTTTTTTCCAGTCCGAATGGTTTTTCGACTTTTTAGATTCTGCTCTCGATAGTATTTTTAAGGGCTTTACGCTTATTGAACTAACCGACCCTAAAAGACTTGTTTTTAACACCATACCGCGCCGTCATATCGTGCCTCAACTTGGCATTGTGGTAAAAGAGGTTTACGACCAGACAGGAATTAACTTTACAAAGGGTTTTGAACATACCCTTATACACGTTGGCAAACCCACCGACATAGGCTTGATGGCTGATATTTGCGGACAACTGATTTGGAAACGCAATGCCCAACAGTCGTGGGCAGAGTTTACCGAGCGTTTCGGTATGCCGCTCATCTCTGCCACCACCAACAAGACCACTCGTGCCGACATCCAACAGATCGACGAGATGCTTGCCGCTCTCGGCGAGTCTGCCCGCGCGGTTCTGCCCGAAGGCACTACTATTGCCGTTACGCCTTTTGCTGGGTCTGATGCGTACCGGGTCTACGACGCACAGATCGACCGTATCAATGCCGAAATCTCTAAGCCTATCATAGGCGGCACTATGGTAACCGACGATGGCAGCAGCCGCAGCCAGAGTGAGGTTCACGAGCGCAACCTCGACGACAAACTCTCCGAAGCCGACCGCCGTATGGTCTCTTTTGTGGTTAATAAGCAACTTATACCGATGCTTGCGTACTGGCATTATCCTATTAACCCCGATACCGACCTTTTCTTGTTCGATGATTCTTTTGAGTTGGATCTCACTCAGCACTGGAACATCGTTAACCAAATGCTTATGCAAGGCTACGAAATAGACGAAAAATGGCTTTCGCAAACATTCAACGTGCCGATTACAGGACGAAGGAAAATTGACAATTCACAATTGACATTTGACAATTCCCTATACCGAAATTTTCGTTAGGCAACCCTGCAAAGAGCGAATCAGAGTTGCCGCCACTATATAGGCTCACTGATCAAATTGACAATGGAAAATTGAAAATTGAAAATGCGGAAACCCAACTTTCAATTGTCAATTACCAATTATCAATTAAAGACATCATTGCCGATATTGCGCAGCGCATTTTTAACGGCGAAAAGATAACTTACGACCCTGACCTTTTGCGCACCACTGTCAAGCCATACTTAGACGGCATCGCCAAGGGTTACGGCAAGTCTTTGTCAGACGTAGACTATGACACGCCCGATTTTAAGACCTTACAGAAACTTACTGAGAATGTTTTTCAGTTTTCCGCATCCAAGGACTTCAACCTTTTACGCGATATGACAAACGCACTCAAAGGCACGGATGGACAAATCCGCTCTTTCGACGAGTTCCGCCAAGAGGTAGACAAGATGAACGCAAAGTACAACATCAACTGGTTGCGTACCGAGTACAACCAAGCGGTTGCGTCGAGCCAGTGCGCTGCCCGTTGGACGGACTTTGAGAAACACGCCGACAAGAATCCGTTTTTACAATATCAAGCGGTGATGGATGCCAACACCCGCAAAGAACACGCCGCCCTTCACGGTGTAATCAAGCGTTACGACGATGATTTTTGGGACAAATACTATCCGCCCAACGGATGGGGTTGCCGCTGCGAGGTTATCCAACTACCCGGCAAGAACCACAAGGAAACACCCGCCAAAGATATGAAGTTTTGCAAGGTGGATGATATGTGGAAGGTCAACGTCGGCAAAAAAGGTGTGGTATTTCCAAAAGGGCATCCGTATTTTATCAACCAATGCGGCACAAATAGTTGTCCGTTGAAAGGGCGGAAACTGGCGGCTACGGAAAATCCACAGTGCGAGGCGTGTTTAGAAGCAACAAATGTATGCAGAGGGAAAATAGAAAAAATGCAAAAAAATGCTGATTCCTCAAATAAAATAAACGAAATTATAACACAAATACAAAAAGGAGGACGTCGAGAGTATATTAGCATTGCTCTTTCAACAATTCACAAACAAGTTTTTGAGGTATTGGAAAGAGAAAAAATGCCTATAAATATAACAGAAATGACAATTAGCACAGATAGAATAAGTCATGCGTTAAGACCGTTCAAGTCAGGCAAAGACAAGGCTTTACCAATAGAATGCTTTGTAAAATTGCCTTTCATAATTGATAATTGTTCTGTTTATTTCGACCATGTACATAAAAATTTTTGGTACATTTTTGAAAAGAATGACAAAATAATGAAGTATGTATTTGGATTATATGAAATAAAAGGGGTAAAAGAATTTACACTGATAACTGCTGGTATAATAGATAAACGAAACTTAATGCAGGCTGAAATAGAAAAAATAAAGTAGAAAATAAAAACGGAGGGATTCGAACCCACGATACACGAGGAACTTACGTTCCGCGTCCCCTTCCCATCGGGGTATCGTTTTTATTTCTACACTGCAAAAATACAAACAATTTTTGAACCAACAAATAAAAAAACGTAAAAAAATGATATATGCTTATTTGAGGGTCTCGACGGAAGACCAAGATGAAAACAGCCAGCGTCGCGGTGTGGACGAGTTCGCCGCAAAAAACGGAATGAAGATAGACTCCTACGTTGTTGACCACGGGCAATCGGGGGCAAAGGAGTTCAAAGACCGCAATATCGGCAAACTAATCAAAAGACTCCAAAAAGGCGACACCGTGATTGCTTCCGAAATTTCACGCATAGGCAGACGGCTTGTGCTTGTCCTTGACTTTATCAAGATATGCACGGAAAAGAGTGTCAATTTCTTTACAGTCAAAGACCGTTATAGTATCGCCGACACCTTGCAGAGCAAAGTAATACTTACGGTAATGGGCTTGTGCGCTGAAATTGAACGCGACCTTATCAGGCAGCGCACCAAAGAAGGATTGGCAAGGGCATTGTCGGAAGGCAAGACACTTGGCAGACCGAAAGGCAGAAAAACATCCGATGAAAAGCACAAATTACATGGCAAAGAACTACTTATTAGAGAATTGCTTAGCAATGGAACTTCTCAGCGCGAAATTGCCGGATTG